TGGCTGTCTACATTCCCAACTTTATGTCCAAGGATGGATCTCGCAGCATGGCCGGTCTGGCTGTCAGCGGTCTCATCGTCGCGGTCGGTTTCTATCTGGCCCGCAGGTACTTTGTTGACAAGTAATTAAATACATAGTTATAATTAGTTGATTATGGGAATAATATACAAGATTACTTGTGTACCCACAAATCTATCTTACATTGGAAAAACTATTCAAAAACTCAATGTAAGATTGAGACAACACCAAGACAAACGATCTTATTGTCGTTTGCTTACAGAAGAAATTAAGAAACATGGTTGGGATAATTTCAAATACGATATACTATGGGAAGGTGAAAATGAAAAACTTGGTGAAATGGAAAGAAATTTCATCATAGAACACAATACGATAGAGCCCAATGGTTTGAATCTAAGAGAAGGAGGTGGAAAGAGTGAAAGAGTCAGTGAAACCTCGAGAAAACTTATGATTGATAAACAAAGAGAAATATCAAAAAACAAAACTGGTTATTTGGGGAAAATTATAAAAAACAAACATTCATATTCTTTTAAATTTACTGTTAATTATGTTTATCATACAATTAATTTTAAAACTTTGGAAGAGGCACAAAAGGCTCAGGAAGACTTCACTAATAACCCTGATACTTTTCCTCTCCCTGAGCCAAAACGAGTTGGGAACGGAAAAGGTTCTATATATTTGAAAGGGAGTAAGTGGTATGTAATACTCCCTGGGAATGTTTATTTAGGCATATATGAAACCAAGGAAGAAGCCAAAAAGGTTATCGAAGAATATAGAAAGGATCCTGAAAACTTCACAAGAGAGCCCGAAGTAAAATCAAAACCTAAATTTTATGTATATGAAATGAAGAGAACCCGTTGTAAACAAAATTATATTCTTTATATAGTAAAAACATACGAAAAAATAGACAAAAAAAGTCAAAGATCTGGCATATTTTAGAGATAAGAAAGCTGCTGAATACTACTGTGAAACTCTACAATATAACGATAGATACGATATAGTGTAAAGGGTTGATTCTCTGGCTGGGTTTCGATCCCAGTATCTTTTCATTAACAGTGAACTGCCTCTCCGATTTGGCCTCCAGAGAACAATGTGAAATCACCCAGGCAATCCACTCAGAAAGAGGCTACCTGGGCTTGAACTTCACACTGTTATCTTGGACTTTATGTTTAATTATTTGACGCATGAAGAAATCTCCTGAAGCCAGGATGATCGGAATGGGTCCAAATATCAATACGGTCGGAGCGATGGCGATGGCTACCCCCACCTTCTGGCTTAAAGAAAGATCCTGCATATATAGTAATGTATGGTTATTCTGTCTGGCTGGTGCCACTGAATCATCGTCTTCTGACCAAGGTCTACAAGTTCAGGCACATCCCACACATCACCATCTCGACCAATCACGCGACCGTTCCTGATCCAGACAACCTAGGGAGATTATACAATGTTGTGGATTTCAAACAATACGGAAAGATCGGAAAGCAGTATGAGGTCGATCCACTGCATTCACTTGGCTGGGTGTGTGACGTAGAGGATTTGGACATCAAGCACACGCCTCACCTGAGTCACTTGTATTCATTTTATCCTTATGACAAGGTGCATTCTGTATATCCAACGCCGATGCGGTTGATTGCGGAGGTCTGTGTGGCAGACACCCGATCTCCCAATTGGGATGAGTGGAAGATAATTAAAGAAAAGATTCCAAGATAAAGTACAATGGCTTTTTTACCTTTTCTTCGGCATGGCGATCTTTACGATCTTCTGGACACGACGTCCAAGGTTCTGAACGAGCTTCCCAACATGGAGAAGCAGTTTAATACTAAAATGGCTGACAGATATCTATACAAGCGTACCCACACCACAGATGAGGGTTTTGAGATTGAGATGCATCTCCCCGGTGTGGGCAAGGACAACATTCACATCATGCTTTCTTCGGACGACCACGAGGTGACCGTTGGCTACGGTGAGAACCGAAGTGCCTCATTCGATTTGCCCAGTTACGTGGATGTATCGGATGAGGGATACAAGGCGAGTTACGTGGATGGCGTCCTTCGTCTGTTCTTCAAGATGCGAACGTCTGACAAGAAGCGTCGCGAGATCAGGCTTGATTAGACGAAAATCGTTCCACCCAATCCACCTTGGCAGCGGAAGATATTGAAGTTTATCGCGTAGAGACGTAATTGACGAGTTGTGTCTGCGTCTACTAGATTAATTTGGAATGTTTGATTTGAGATTCTACTCATATTAATAGTTCCAGAAGGGACATCACTAGTGTCCTGACCCACATTAAATATATTCACTTTGTAATTTGGTGTTTGTATGTAATGTTCATAGGGCTGAATGGCCCTCATAGTTATTTGGTCAAGATCGAAATACTTTTGACCATTGAGTAACATTCTCCATTGGGTCACTTGGTCATTTAGATAGCTTGTGTACGTAGTACTTTTGTGAGAAGAATAGTCGAAAACACCGTCAGTCCCAGTGTCATTTTGCACGACCAGGACGAATTCTTTGACTGGATTTTCAAATAATGTGCTGAATCTTATCTGATTAAGATCTTTCAAGTTAACGCGCGCAAGTTGATATTGTTTTATAATATAGTCCAATTGTCTCCCTAGAAAAAAGTTCCGATGTTCTTGATCTATGTAGATAGCTTGAAGAAGAAGTTCTACTTCAGGTAAAGGAGGACTTCCAAGCTCGGTCTGACCGCGCATAAAAAGCCTAACCTGAATTGTGTGTCGATTTAATGCCAAAAGGGGGAATGAATTTGAATAAGTTCTTCCAAAGAAAGGAAGTTCCACGTAGAATGAATTTGTTGAAGTACTTGTGCCGTAAGATGTTTGCGAAACGTTCTTTTTTACAATGTTGTCATAATTCTCGCGTGTTCTCTGCTCATCGGTAACATCCGCAAGAATTGTCATGATTTCACCAGTCATTGAAACGACTGTTTGACCTCCCACCAATAGGTCGACACGTTCGACGTAAGCGTGGCCAGCGTCTTGTGGTATAGATTGTGCAGAAGGGAATGAAAAATTAAGGTAAAACCCTGTTATGATATCACACGTGTCATTATCGATCGTACAAATCGAAGAACCTCCAAAGCGTACATCCGAATCAAAAGCGATACGAAGAATCTCTGAAGTATACCCAGCACGTTTTGTAAATACTTTTTGATAATAACTCAATTGTGGGTCTCCAGTCAAAAAAGTATCCTGATATCCTGTGACGGCAAGTTGCATCTTAATATGATGTGTTAAAAAAAGATTTCAAAAAATGCACACGACTAATAGATATGAACATTCAACTCAAAAAATTTAACCCCGCTTCAATGGGCGACGATAAGGTATGTGTGTTTATTGGCAAGCGTGGCACAGGAAAATCAACCCTGGTGACGGATATCCTCTACCACAAAAAGCATCTCCCGGCGGGCGTGGTGATGTCTGCGACCGAGGAAGGCAATCACTGGTATCAGCAGTTCATTCCAGACTTGTTTATCTACGGTGAGTATGACAAGGACATCATCGAGAGGGTCATCGAAAGGCAGAGGAAAATGGTGAACATGAAACCACCACCAGGGAAGAAGGAACTGACGTCCAGGGATATTGGAGCTTTCATATTGATGGACGATTGTATGTACGACCGGCGATTTCTGAAGGACGCGTGTATTCGTCAGTGTTTCATGAACGGTCGCCATTGGAAGATATTTTTCATGTTGACGATGCAGTATTGTATGGATCTCAGCCCAGATCTTAGAGCCAATGTGGATTACGTGTTCATCGCACGAGAAAATGTGATCCAGAACAGAGAAAAGTTATACAAGGCGTTCTTCGGAATCTTCCCAAACTTCGATATGTTCAACCAGGTGATGACAGCGTGCACCGAAAACTACGAGGTACTGGTACTGGACAATACGTCCAAGTCCAACCGGATCGAAGACTGTGTGTTCTGGTACAAGGCCAAGATCCATCAGAATTTCAGAGTGGGGTCGCAACAATTTTGGAATCTTCATCAGAAGACCTACAGTCAAAAAGGTCCTGCGGGTGCGCGAGGCAAAGGCGATCCCAATGAGGTGAAGCGAAATCGCAACTCCCAAACCCTACAAGTGAAGAAGTTGAAATAATTATTCAGGGTCAGGACGATGTCCGAATGGACATCCGACACAATGGAGACCAAATCCATCGCACTCGCGACGACCGCGCTCATTGATTCTGGCTTGGTGAGCGAGAGCAAGGCGGATGCACTGGCAACTCACCTCAGCAAGGGGGCCAAGAACTGGTGTATCAAGCAAATGAAACCCAGCAACGTGAACGAAAACCAGAAGGTGATCCAAAAATTCAACTCAAAGATTTGGACGGAATATCTCGCCAAGAAGAACTACATATTTGATGTTACCGACAGCGGAGTGGTCAAGCGCAAGACTTCTTTGGTGGAAAAGCAGGAACGTCTTTTGGAGATCCAGAACAAGATGGTTGGTGAAACCTTTACGCCACCCATCAAAAAGGTCAATAAAAGACTTCTGGTTCAGGCACGACTCAACCGACTTCTCACTTTAGTCAAGAAAGACATCGACGAAATGGAGAACGAGATGAAGGGTTTGTCCATGATCAATCAAAAACTGGAACGCTACTTCATTCGTAGACCTTCCTTCAAGCCCAAGATTTTCATCGGACAGGAAGAAGAATACCTCGATCTTCCTGACATCCCCAAGAGGAAGCGCATCCTCAAGAGGCTTTTACACCTTCTGAACATGAAACGTTTTGGTAAGATGGAAAAGATACACGAGAAACTCACACAAGTTCGCAGGGACACGATGACCAAGCTGGTCCAGATACAGCGAGACATCTTCATCAACTCCAAGGAGTGTTGGGTGCGTGCCGAAAGGGCATCGGTGTTGGACAAGAAACATGCAAACGACGAACTCAAAACCGAACACGCCAAAATATCGGAACACATTTCATCGAACCTGAGCGACTACATGGTCGAGGTGCCGAAGCCTTTTAAAAACACCACAGTCATCGGCGAGAACGACACGCGTGCAAACTGGAAAAACCCAGATTTTAAACGCCTCTATGCGAACCGGATGCGATCGCTGATCTACGCGATTCGCAACAACGACAAGTCCAAGTTTCTGGACAGGATCAAGAGTGGTGAACTCAAGCCAAACACCTTCGACACCAAAGAGATATGGGATCTTTGGTATCAGGAACCCAAGAAGGAGGTGGTCGAGAAGAAGCCAGAGGAATATGAAGACGGAATGTTCAAGTGTGGCAAGTGCAAGTCCATGAAGACCACCTATGTGGAGAAGCAGACGCGATCCGCAGACGAGCCGATGACCTTGTTCATCACCTGCAGAATGTGTGGTACTGTGATGAAGCGTTAAAGAAAAGATGTGGAAGATATTTAGAATGTGTAGCATCTGTGGTGAGGATATTTCATTTGTCTGCAAAGTCAACGTCCGTTGCGGTCATCACGTTCATCACGAGTGTCGTCTGAACCTCGTCCCATTTACAAAATGTTCAATATGTAATAGAATTATAATTAATAAACTTGATGTCCACTTGTCCGACCAAGACGAATTTTGTCACAAGCGTTGTGAAACTAATGCGCGACGCTACTATCCACCTTGTCCGGTGGAAGGATGTGGCATGGCTTTATACAGACACCATGTCATAACAAACAAACAATGTCAACAGCTCATAGTAGAACTCGAAGGAAAGACATTTGAAGAACGCATGGCGATCTACCTTTCTTACGGGTTCCGCGAAGATGAATTGGGTGGAGGAGAACTTGACGAAGAAACGTGGAAAAAGATTCAAACAATTATTTCAGCTTCTTTGCAAGAAAAGGAAACGGAGGGACAAGTCATGGTAACCAGAGAAACTAAACCAAAACCGGTAATTACTCCACCCAAGACCTACGAACCCCGAGAACTTGCTCCTGGTGAAAGGTACAAGCCACCGAACAAGTCTAGACGACCCCAAGAACGCGGAGCTTCTCTAAAAACTCTTGTTCCTCACTCTGTGAAGGATAGGGTTCATGTTTCCCCTCAAGAAGATTTTGCTTTATTTTCGCAAGGTCCAATCTAGAAAGGGTCACAGACCCAAGAATGTAGTCCTCGTAGGCCTCGGCGACCGCTGGAATCAGTGGCTTCACCAGGTCGTACATCGCCTTGGCGTACAACTGAATCTCCGGTTGGGCATGACTGTCCATCCTGAGACGCAGATAGTGAAGAAGATTGTGCAGATTGATCTTCCAATAGAACTCGGTGTAGGTCGATAGAGGTAGATGTTCCCGTGCCGTCTCACGGGCAACTCCGTGGTCCAAGAGCCTTTGATAGACCTCAAACGCCTGTTCACATGAAGCCTTCTGGTCTCTTAGGAGCACCATGGACTCGGGTGAATCCAAAACTCCCTCCGACCCCTGGTGGTTCACCTTGGACTGACCACGGAACTCGGTGGGAACGTGGAACTCCTCGGGCAACTGCGAGTAGCGTCCTGAAATCTCATTGATGCTTGCAGTCCGATGACGCATGTGCTGCCGAGCCAGAAAGATGGGCATCTTGATATGAAACTTAAAGTCCACCATTTCGAAGGGTGTTGTGTGGGCGTGACGAAGCAGGTAGCGAATCAGACCGCGATCACTCCGAACACTCTTGGTGCCTTCTCCATACGACACTCGGGCGGCTTGCACTATAGCATGATCAAGATCCTCCCTCGGCATTGTATCGACAAGACGTACGAACCCATGCTTTTCAACACGGATTTCTGACATTTATACTACTATCGAATGTATTCTCTAATTAACATTACATCGCAGTCGCCCTCCACCGGAAGACCCTTGTCCCTCCACCCTTCCAAACCATCTTCAAGAACAAATATGTTCGTAAATCCATATTCGTTCATATGAACTTTGGCCATACTGGCAACCAGTGACTGCTTGTTGTTTCCGTAGAGCACGATGGCTTGGTCGAAACCGGGGAACGTTCGACCGGTTCCCGAAAAGAGTCCTTCCCCTCGCTTTTCGACATCCATGTAAGTTACCTTTTCAACTTTTTTGGGTGGTTCGCTTGGAGTATCAGGCTTCGTCGTCGGCATAACGATGGGCTCATTCTGTCTAGCGACCTCGGCGTCATACATCCTGAATGCCCTCTCCAACTCAGTCTCTTTGTTAATCTTCAAATTGGTTGCGTTTTCAAACTTTTTGGACTTCTCGGCAAACTCCATGGGCTCGATGTTCCTCAAGGGTCTCACTTGTTCAAAAGCAATTCTTGCATTATTCTCTGCTATCCGAGCACTGTTGGCATCGTCGGTTGCCGTGATCACCCTGCCCCGCGCCAACAGCAGGCGATCGGAGCGCTCCCGAAGCACCTTCTCCTCGTAGGATCTCTTTTCAATTCGCTTGGGATCATTTTCACCAGCAAGAACCGCATTGATGCGATCAAACTCTGCCATGGGAAAATTGATCGAGTTTGGAAGCCTACAATTCTTAAAATGCGTCCGCGAACCTACGTGAATAAACATAAGATTTGGTTTAGATAATCTAATACTGTGAATTTGCTCCGCAGAGACCATTATATTAGTATTACTCATAATTTCTTACGGCGAGTGC